AGAACGTGTCACTGCCACCAAACAGCTTGCCGAGCCGGCGGACCGTCATCCGGGCCGTACCGTCCTCGGAGTTCATTGCAGACCACAGCCACAGCTGCACCAGCCGGCCGATCACGGCGTCGGCCGGATCGCCGGTCTCGTCCACTAGCTCGAGCACCTCGGGCTTCGTGGCGAGATTGCAGTCGATGGGGCACCACTCACCGGCCAAGAGAAGTCTCCTTAAAACGCAACGCTTTCCAGAAAAGCAGCGTCAGCATGCAGAGAGTCCAGCCACCTAACCGCGTCGGCAGGATTCGCGGCCCACTTCGCAACCAACTGCTGCCACTGGGCGTTGCACAGCTGGACGCTCTTGCTCCCGCTGGCGAAGTAGACGGTGCACGCCTCAACATCTTCCTTGGTGTCGATAGCGCGGGTAAATGGGACGTTGTGCCTGCACACTGCGACCGCGTCACCAGTTGGCCTGCGAGACAGCCGCGTGTAGGCAAGCTCCTGCCCACGAGACAGCGACTCAAGGTCGCTGCTATCACGGCTGAACTCAGCAAAGAGAAAGCATCCGCTTGACTCGACATAGAAGTCGATGTCGCTCGGCGTGATTCCACGAGCCAGCACTCCGTTCCAACCGCTGCTGTCCAGCATCTTTCCCTGGGCGTATGCCTGTTCGCAGATAATGCGTCCGCCGGAGTTACTCACTTTGTTACCTCCATGACAAAACCGAACGACGAAAACGCACGCGCGAAATCGTCAACCTCTTGGCCGAGAAACAGAACAGCCTGGCCCTGCAGCGGCGTAGCGCTTGGCTTGCCGGGGGCCCAGAACCTCACTCGGCCCCGTGGAAAGCAAATGGCCGACGCCTGCTCAGCCAGCGACTGGAACCATTTGGTTTCCGTGGCGTTGTTCACGAGCACGACGGCCCGCGAGACGGTGCCGGTGGCGTATGAGTCGCAGAGCTTCTCGACAAACTGGCCGATCAGCCCAGACTCGTACGGCGGGTTCATCCAGACGTTGCCATCCCACTCTTGGGCAAGGCCGTCATCCTCAGCGGTGTAGTACTTGTCGGCACCAACTACCTCGTTCGCAGCAGGGTTAGACGCTGGGTCAAGGTGGATGTCGTGCAGCACTAGGCGGGCGGCCTCGATGTATTCCTTGGGCGTGTACCACTCGTTGTCGCCGCTGTTGTTGGCGACGTGCGGCTTCGCCTTTACAGCCTGGACGGCTTGCTGCACCTGCTCGGCAGTCGGCCCCTCGGGCAACGCCTGGGCCGCTGCAACGATGGCGTGCTTGGGTGCCTCAATCTCGCCGGTCGCAATCTCACGCTCAATGCCGAGCGTCTCGACGGCCTCAGCAAACTTTCCGTCTCGCCGGATTGTCTTCTCGTCCACGCCGTGCTCTGCGGCGAGAGATTCGGCTGAAACGCGGACATTTTGTCCGGGTTTGTCAGAAGGGCGGCCCGGCTTTTTCGTCCGGTTGTATCGCCGCCCACGCAGCAGGCTCATCTGCCGAGCGTCAAGGTTTCTTCGACCGAGTTGGTTCCTGTCGATCCAGTCCTCGGCCTCGTCGCGGCTCTTGAACCGCAGTTCGTGAACGTCGAACGGAAGGCCAAGTCGCGAGCAAATCTCGTAGCGGTTGTGGCCGTCGAGCAGCGTGAGCGTCCCCTTGCTGGCCCACACGACCAGCGGGTCGCGTGCACCGCCGTGCTCAACAATGTTCTCCTCGAGCTGCTGCCGCTCTTCGGCCGACAGAGGCGGGATCAGTGCCGAAAACTCGGCGTCGATCTTGATGTCTTCGTAAACCTGCGGCATAGATGCCTCCTTGCGTGACGTGATGTGACTGCCGTGCCACTCTGCTTTGGATGTCAACGTGTATTGGCCCGTATCGCCGGGCTCGCGCCGGTGGTTACTCGCCACGCCCGGTAGGCGACCCATGCGGCTGCGAAGCCGCCTCGGCCAGGGCGGGCCGCTCGCGTGTCTCAGGTTGTGCGGCCCGCTCGAGCTCCAGGGCCTGCTCAATCAGCCGCTCTCCAATCGCTCGCAGCCTGGGAGCCACGGCCGCCAGGGCCTGCTCCCGGGTCGGCTGCCAGTAGTCGGACATCTCCTCTCGCGTGGTCTCCCACCCGGAGTCATCCATGCGGCGGCGCTGTACCGACAGGTACTTGCCGCAGGGCGACAGCGTCATCTCGGAGTGGAAGTGCGGTACCGGCGAATGCGGGTGCCACATGCTCAGGCCCTGGAAGCCGAAGAACGCTCGGTACATGGTCTGCTGGTCGCTCATGGCTACCTCCCGTATCCGTGGCCATTGACCGACACCGCCTCGGCCGGCTCGCGCTCGGCCTCAAGGAACTCCACCCGAGCGTGGATCCGGTCGCACAGCTCGTCGGCCTGGAACGACGTGAAGGTGCCGTCCTTGACCCTGACGTCGATCTTGCGACGCATGGCGTCGAGCTTCGCGATGTCGGACTCGGCTTCGATGGCGGCCTTGGCCACCTCAAACGGGTCGGCACGCTCTTCGGCCGGTGTATCAAACTTGGGGCGCACCACGACGGCCTGGGCCGCGGCCGGCGTCGTCGGGTAGTCCTGTGCCTCCTCGGCCGTGACCAGGCCCTTGAGCACGTCGGGGAAGGCGTCACGCAGGGCGAAGCCACGGGCACGCAGCTGCAGCATCCGCCTGGGGTACTGCGTCCACGGGCCGCTCTTGCCCCACAGGCTGGCCTTCTTGGCGTCGGCCACGGTGAACCGCACCACGGTGGGCTTTTCGTAGCCGCGACGTTTGGCCGTGCAGGTGGCCACCATGTTTTCGCCCTCCCCGTCGATGGTCTCCGTGACCGACTCGCACACCGGGCTGGCCATGGCGACGGCCAGGGCCGCGTCGCCCCAAATCGCAGGCCGCCCGTTGATGCAGGCGATGTTTTGCAGCGACTGCATCGGGCTCAGCCCGATCTCGCTGCCGTGCTGAATCGCCAGCAAGCAGGACTCAGGCTTGCCCCGGAAATCCTTGGGGGCGAAGTCGCTGGCGGCGACCATCTTGGAGAACCGAAAAGCATCATCAAACGAGGCGAGGGCCAGCCCCCTCGCGGGCGTCGTGGTTGTGGAAAGCTCAGTGCTCATGGGTCGTGTCCTTTCGCGTGGATGTCCTTCAGGTCTCGTTCCAGGGTGCAGGGTTGCCGTTAATCTCACGCCACGCAGCAGCCGGCTCTTTGGGCTGCGTCACAAGGTGTTCCGCTGCGTCAGCCAACCGCCCCAGCAGCCGCTCAACGGCTGCCAGCGATTGGGCGATGTCGCCCAGCGACTCGCAGACCGACTCGTACTGCAGTTCAGACGGTGCCTTGCCGGCCGCCTTGCTGGTGCTTGGCGACGAAGCCTTACGGGCAGCCAAGAAGTCTTCTATGTCCGCTTGCCTGGCAACCCAACTGCGGCCGTCGCGGTAAGCCTGGATAGGACAAGGCTTGAGCTTCAGTGCATGCAGGATGCGTGCGTAGTCGCCCGTAGGCCCAACCTCGTCGGCTCCCGGCGGCCGTGTGTCGTACGTGGAAATCGCCACCCATCCGTCTGGTATCGCTTTCATGTCTGCGTCCTTTGCTACTGCGTCCTTGGTAAAATCCGGCCGTCCCGTCCTGCGACGCCGGCACCGTCGTCCTTGAAAATCCCCAGCTCCGCCGGGGCTCCTGTGTTCGCTCAGCCCTCAACCCGCTTGCCGGTCCACTCGAGCTCGTGCGGGTAGTACGCCAACCGCTCGCCGTCCATCTCGACCAGGCAGTAGGCGGCGTTGACGGCCCGCACGATCCCGGCGCGACGGCCGCCGATGTAGGGCGGCTCACCAATCACAACGTCGCCCGGCGTCGGGCGGTATCCATAGGTCTCGGCCATGCCAGCGATGGCACCGGCGTACTCGGCATGGTGGGGATCCGTAGTCATCGTGAGGGTCTCCTGCGTGTTTGGGTTGGGTACTGTACGCCTGTTTAGTTCTGAGTCAAGCGGTCACAATCAGCCTTCAAACGGTGAGTTGGGGAGTCGAATCCCTGTACAGCCACGACTAGCGGTAACGTCAGTTAGGCTAGCGGGTAGCGTCACTTCGGTCAACCAGCCAGCCCAGCGGACACGATCCGCAGGACGATGATGAGCAGCTCGAGCCAGATGTCAGCGTTCATGGGGTGGCCCTCCTTGGCCTGGGTGCGTCTTGCCGGTCGGCTACTTGCTTGCCTTGCTGCGGCTCTTGGGAGCTTTCTTAGAAGGGCGGTTTGCCAGCTTGGCTGGCCGGAGTTCGCTTTGGCAGTACATAGCCATTCCGCCCCTGCGGTCGCCGTACTTGTTGATTCGCTCGCAGACCAGATACCCGGCGCGAAACCCAGTGACTCGCACCATGCGGCCCCATTCGTCCTTTGCTATGTCAGTCATGTAAGCGTCCTTTCAACTTGAACGGAATCCCTCCCGGCACAGTGCCGGGAGGGCAGACAGCGGGTCAGTTCCAGACGTTAGCGTTGCCTGCTTGAAACCAAGTCTTGCCGTCAAACTCAATCGTCTCAACCCACAGCCCGTATCCGTTGGGCGAAGTGCCGTGGTCGATGGCAATCTGCTGCGTCGGAAAGAAAGTTCCCTTGCCCGCGACAAACAGGTGGGGAGCCTTCACAAACTTGTTTCCGTTGAGCGTCATCGTTTCGTCTCCTGATTGGCGTTGCGTCAGGTCTCATGTGCCCGACTGACGTACTCTAGGGTATCGTCAGTTAGGCGTCAAGCCCTTAAATCGGATTTTCTCGAGGAGCGGTTTTCCGCCGGGAAAACGCTACTTCCGGCGGCGGGCGGCCTTTTTGACCGGCTTCCGCTTGGCGGCCGGCCGCTTGGCCAGGTGCCGCTTGCCCTTGGCCCTGGTCGTCAGGCCCGCCTTGGCCTCGGTGGCGGCGGCCTCTGGAATCAGCCACACCCGCTGGCCGATCCGCTTGGCCCCACGGAGCTTGCCAGCGCCGAGGAGTGTCCGCACCCACGCCTCCGAGCAGCCCATGTGCTCGACGGCCTCGGCGACCGTGAGGTACTTGCCCGGTTCAATCTCTGCCATTGCGACCATGCCCAAATACTAGGTTGCCGATACTTCGGCGTCAAACGCCCAAACCTTGCCCCGGCCGGCCGATCCCCCGTAGGATCGACCGCCGGGGCCAATGTTCGACTGGAGGCGGCGGGAGTCGCAGACCTGTACAGGTGTGTACAATGGTTGGCCCTGCGGACGAAAGGGCTAACCATGACGATGACTTTTGCGGAACTGATTGAGCGATACGCCACCCTGCGGAACCTCGACGCCAAGACGGTGTCGCTTTACCGGGGCCTCGAGGACAGGCTGACCAAGTTTCTAGGGCACGAGCCAACCGTGGCCGACCTCGACGACCTGGTCATCTCGAGGTACTTGCGGTGGCGTGCTGACACGCCTGGCTGGATGGGCCGCAAGCCGTCGCCGGCCAGCGTCCAGAAGGACAAGGTGATGATCCAGGCGGCGTGGAACCTGGCCGCTAGGAAACGGTGGGCGGCCGACTTCCCCGAGTTGCCACGGATCAAGGTGCCCAAGCGTCTGCCTACGGGCCGGGCCTACACCACTGAGGATGTGGCCAAGCTCGTCCTGCGGGCCAGGAGGAGGCAGGGTAAGACCGGAAGCCAGCCTTCGGCCTGGTGGTGGTCCACGCTCATCTACGCGGCCTACTGCACCGGCGAACGCTACTCGGCCCTGACCAGCCTCCGCTGGGGCCAGGTCGACCTCGGCCGGCGGAAGGTCATCTTCCTCGGGGAGACCCGTAAAGGCCGCACGCGGGACATTGAGCGGGACATCACGCCAGACCTGGCCGCCATGCTTGCGGCCCGGCAGGGGCCGCCAGAGGCCCTGGTGTGGCCCTGGGACCGCAAGAGCCGCGCCCAGTGGAACAGCCTCAAGCTCTTGTGCCGCCTCGCAGGCGTCAAATACAGGGGCTTCCACGGGTTCCGAAGGACGGCGGCGTCATACGCAGCCCTTGCCGGCGGGACGGCCGCCGCCACGCAGCTGCTCGACCACGCGGACCCCAACATGCAGCAGGT